ACTACATTAACAACCCGTGGGGTTCTTCTAAACTCTCTTGGCGGCACAGTAAGCTTTACAAGTGCTTCACCGACTGTGGTGACCTCTACCATACTATATACAGAAGGCGCAGCTTTGCAGTTTTCTGGCGGCTCACTGCCCACTGGCGTGTCTGCGGCTGTTACATATTTTGTGTTTGAAGTAAATGGCCTAACATTTAAACTGCTTGATTCCGCAGGCAACGCAGTCAATACGTCTAGTTCAGGCACAGGCGCTGTATCCTTAATTGTAGATGTGCCTACAGTTTTAAATAACTTAACCGTTTCTGACACATCTCGTTTTATCTTGACCTTTGGTTGCAACGACTACGGTTCGGCCACACTTGATCCCATGTTAATTCGTTGGTGCGGGCAAGACGATCCTTTTAATTGGACACCTGATCCTACAAACCAAGCAGGGTTCATACGTATTTCTCATGGCTCTGAGATTATTACTACAGTTCAGACTCGTCAAGAAATTATAATATTTACCGACTCGGCTATATATTCGCTTCAGTACCTTGGCCCCCCTAACGTCTGGGTACCACAGTTGCTTGGTGACAACATCTCTATCATGAGTCCTAACGCGGCTGTGATTGCTTCAGGTATTGTGTACTGGATGGGCGTAGACAAGTTCTACGTCTATGATGGCCGCGTGCAAACGCTTAACTGTGATTTGCGTCGTTTTGTGTTTAGTGACATTAACCAAGAGCAAGGCTTGCAGGTGTTTGCAGGTACTAACGAAGGCTTTAATGAAGTCTGGTGGTTCTATTGCTCAGCCAATTCGTCAGCCGTTGATAGGTACGTTATTTACAATTACGCGGAAAAGATTTGGTACTACGGAACTATGTCCCGTACTGCTTGGCTTGACTCTGGCTTGCAGTCATACCCAATTGCGGCAAACTATTTTTCTAATACGCTGACAGGCAATCTGATTAACCATGAGACGGGGCTGAACGATGATACGACCGGCACCGCTGTTGCAATTGATGCTTACATTAGCTCGTCTGAGTTTGATATTGGTGACGGCCATAACTTTGGTTTTGTGTGGCGAGTGTTACCGGATTTAACTTTTGGTGCTTCTACAAACACCCCCACCGCCGTTGCCCCGCAGGTAACCATGACGCTGTACGGACTGGCTAATTCTGGTTCGGGAACTACAAGCACTGCTAACGGCACAGTTGTAAAGGGTAGTACGTACGTCATTACCGAAGAGTTTACAGGCCAGATATTTACTCGCATGCGTGGTCGCCAGATGATCTTTAAGATTGGATCAAATCAGATTAATACGCAGTGGCAACTAGGCGCTCCCAGAATTGACATCAGACCGGACGGTAGGCGCTAATGGCTGAACTAAACGCACCTCCACCAAGTCTGCCGTTGGCCCCAGCGGAGTACGAAAGCCGTTACTTTAGTCAGCTAAATAACATTTTACGTCTGTACTTTAATCAACTAGCCAACCCCGGCGACATGGGCGGGGCAACGCTGAATCTGAACATCGAGACACTGCCAACTGAAGCTGACTTTGCTAGCTTGCGACTAGGCGATGTTTACAGAGATACACAAGACGGTGTACAAGATGGTAGCCAAATGCTTCGCATAAAGACGTCAACATGATATTATCGACCAACCCCCATTTTGAGAGGCAAAAATGAGCCTGCACGCACTAGCCACCAGCATGGCATCAAAGGGTCGCAATGGCGATTCAATGCTTGTCCACATGACGCCCGGCGAAGTACACGGGCTACAGGCTTTGGCCATGAAACATGGCGGATCGCTGACCACTAACCCAGATACGGGTTTACCCGAGGCCAATTTTTTAAAATCCATACTACCGATTTTGGCGGGTTTTGCGCTTGGCCCCGCTGGTATGGGTATAGCTTTTGGGGGTCTGTCTAGCGCGGCTTCCGCAGGCTTGCTAGTTGGTGGTGTTACAGGTTTAGCTACAGGTAGCTTAGAAAAAGGATTGATGGCTGGTTTAGGTGCGTATGGCGGTGCGGGTCTAGGTGCTGGGTTGGAAACTGCCGCTGTACAAGGGGAACTTGCTTCTAATATGCCTACGTTGGCAGGGCAAGCCCCAGAGCAAGTAAAAGCCTATTCCGATCAAGTTATAGCTGCGCGGGATGCGGCTATGAATAAAGTCGGCGGTATGAGTGGAATAGATAAGCTATCCGCAGGTTTCGATGCCGCTAAAGCCGCACCGGGAGCGTTCCTTAAAGACAATCTGATGCCTTTAGGCATGGCGGCGGCTCCTATCATGGCTGACATGATGGTGCCCACAACTACCAAAGCATCGTCTCCTATGGCTCCCGGCAGAATCCGTGAGAAGCGTTGGGATGGCCGTCAGTTTGTAGATGTAGCCAGTACAGATGCGGGTGTGTACAACACAAGCGGACGTAACTTCTCTGATCTGTATCGTGGCTATAACGGCGGCGGTATTGTGGCTTTGGCTGGCGGCGGTGTACCCGGTTATGCTGGTAACGCGGGTAGTGTTGTTAACGCCCCATTAGATACGAAGAACGAAATCTATCAATATTTTGCTAAGCCTGAAACACAAGCATTGTTGGCGGCTGGTAATGACGCGGCTGTTGCTCAAGCCTTACAAGATAGAAATTACAGCCTTGCAGATGTGGCAAAGGCTACTGGTACTCAAAATCAACTAGCAGACTACGAACGTCGTTTTACTACAGCCGTTAACACGCCTACTACAAGCGCGCAAGAGTTCCAAGCAATGACTTCGGATGTTGGTTTAACAGGTCAAGCACTGGCTAACGCTTTGTCGGGTTCAGGAATGTCTACTGCGGGGCAGTATGCGGCTACGCACGGTTTGGCAGATACCGCCGGTATCTTAGACGCCAGTGGAAAACCTGTCGGTCTTTACAACACAATTGGTTACACTGCAGGCGCGTTACCCGGCGACCAAGGCGGTTTATCAGGGTTGTACGCTAACATTAACTATTCGGCAAAAGGTTTACAAGATAAAATCTATTCAGGAGCCTTAACCGTAGAAGAGGCGCAAAGACTTGCAAATAATGAAATGACCCGTATTGGGCTTAGCAAAGCGGATGTTAAAGCAGCAACAGGTAAAGACCTTGATAAGTTGTTTTTGCCAAGACAAGACGCCACGCAAAGAACGACTACTACCGTAACTACACCAACTGATATTGCTACAGCAGCCAGTACAGCGCTTCCAGTAGGCGTAGGTGGCAATACAGGCCCATCTCAAATTGGTGGTGGCGCAACGGTTAACCCCAACGGAACCATCACAACTTCCCCACGTATCCCCGGCATCCCAGTTGGCGGCTTTACAGGCATGACTGGCGTGCGTAAGGCGTATACCGATGGTGGTGGAGATTTAGGTTACACATCTCCCGTACCTACATCACTTGATGCCTTTAATAAGACTTATGTTACAGACCGCATGAGTGATGATTCTTTGGCGGCTTACGAATACCTAACCGGTAAGAAGGGCGCTAAGTACCCAACCAAATCCGGTTTTGCTGGTCAACTCTCTCAGGACTACGCTACAGCGGTGCTGGGCTACCCTGCACGGGGCAACTTGCCATACATCTACAACAAAGCCACAGGCAAGATGGATCCCAACCCGGACTATGTAGCCCCCGGACGCAATGCCGCAGGGGATGTCACATACAGCATGTCGTTAAACGATGTTAAGAAAGCATTGACGGATACCCCCATGTCTGGCCAAGCTTTGTACGACTGGGCAATGAGCAACAACCTCTCTGCACAACAGATTGCTGACGCTACGGGAAGAAGTTTGTCAAGCGTGTACTCTGACTTCCGTGCAGGCTCTAAAGCTGCCGCTAAAAAGAAAGAAGATGATAAAGCCGCTGGTATAAATACGTTGGTAGACAATAGCGGTGCTGGCAGTAGCGATAGCGGTGGTGGCCCCGGAGGTACTGGCCCCGGAGGTGTTGGTGGTGCTGGTGGCCCCGGGTCTACAACAGCGTCAGAAAGTATAGGCCCCGCCGCCGACAGTGGTGATAATGATGCTAAAGGCGGTTATTACTCTCGTGGCAAACTAAACTACCGCGCTAAGAATATGGCTATGGGTGGTACCGCCCGTGACGGGGTGCAACAAATTAACGCAGGTACCGACACGGTTAGCCAAGCAATTAACACCGCAACTAGCGCATTGGGCGGTGTTAGCGGAGGTGGCGGGGGTGGCGGTAGCTTTGGTTTTGATGGGCTTTTTGGTAGTGGTGGTGGTAGTAGTAGTAGTAGTGGTGGAGGTATTAGCCTTCTTAATGGTAACTTTGGTGGACAAAATACTACTACTTATAACGGATTTGGCG